GGGCTACTGAACGTGGTATTGCTAAGGAACAAGCTCGTGTGGTTTTGCCTGAAGGTTGCACCGAATCGGTTATGATCATGTCGGGTTCGTTGCGCTCGTGGGTTCACTACTGCCAGCTTCGTATGGATAAGGCAACTCAGAAAGAGCACAGAATTATTGCAGAACAATGCTGGGATATTATTGGCCAACATTTCCCAGATGTGAAGAAAGCTCTTGATGATCTTGTAGCACATCAAGAATTTAAAAACAAGTTACCATAAAAGAACTTATATATAAAGTTACTATGTAAAATGATTGAAGCTATTGTAGCATTAGGAAGAGTGTATGATAACAGTAATGAAGCGTGACGGAACACGCGAGCCACTAGACATTAATAAATTCCACAAAGTCGCTATGTATGCATGTGAAGGTCTATCTGGCGTTTCTGTATCTGATCTCGAAATTAAAACTCATATTCAATTTTACGATAAGATCAAGTCGACTGACATTCAAGAGACTTTGATCAAGGCTGCTGCTGAGCTTATTACTGAAGAAGCACCGAATTATCAGTATGTTGCTGGTAGACTAATCAACTATAATCTTCGCAAAGAAGTTTATGGCGAGTATGAGCCCTGGCATCTATGGAAGCATTATAGCAAGGTTGTCATCGATGGATACTATGATAATGCTCTTGTAACTGCATATAATCAAGAAGATTGGAACGAACTAGCTGATTACATCGATCATGAACGTGATGGTCTTCTAACATACGCTGCCATGGAACAGTTCCGTGGCAAGTATCTCATCAAGAACCGTGTAACAGGAAAGTTTTACGAAACTCCACAGATGGCTTTCATGCTTATTGCCATGACTCTCTTCCAGAATTATACTAAAGACCGAATCAAGTGGGTAAAGGATCTCTATGATGCAATCAGTACTTTTGATATTAGTTTGCCTACTCCTATTATGGCAGGCGTCCGCTCACCTCAACGTCAATTTAGTTCGTGTGTACTTATCGAAACTGATGACTCGCTGGATTCGATAAATGCTACAACATCAGCCATCGTCAAATATGTTAGTCAGAAAGCTGGAATTGGTATCGGTGGGGGTCGTATTAGGGCTATTGGATCTCCTATACGCCGCGGCGATGCTTCTCACACTGGTGTTATTCCTTTTTGGAAGCATTTTCAGTCTGCTGTTAAATCTTGTAGCCAAGGCGGTGTCCGTGGTGGAGCAGCGACACTCTATTACCCCCTTTGGCATTACGAAGTGGAGGATCTACTTGTCCTAAAGAACAACAAGGGAACTGAAGATAATCGTATTCGTCATTTAGATTATGGTGTTCAGTTTAATAAGGTAATGTATGAAAGACTTCTATCTGGAGATAATATCACCCTCTTCTCGCCTAGTGATGTCCCGGATCTCTACGAAGCGTTTTATACAGACAATGAAAAATTTAGAGAACTCTATGAAAAATATGAGCGCTCTACCAAAATCAGAAAAAAAACCATTTCTGCGATTGATCTCTTCTCAACCTTTATGCAAGAGCGAAAAGACACCGGACGAATCTATCTAATGAATGTTGACCATGTAAATGATCATGGATCGTTTATAAAAAATGTAGCTCCTATTCGTATGAGTAATCTGTGTTGTGAGATCACTCTTCCTACCACACCATTAAAGGACATTAATGATGAACATGGAGAGATTAGTCTCTGTACTCTTGCTGCTATCAACTGGGGAAAGATACGGAAGCCTAGCGACTTTGAAAAACCCTGCACCGTCGCGGTCCGCGCACTTGACGCTTTACTTGATTATCAATCATATCCTGTTAGAGCCGCTGAAGTGGGTACTCACAACCGCCGCCCTCTTGGTGTGGGGATTATTAATTTTGCTTATTGGCTTGCTCGTAATGATTCCACTTATTCCTCTCCTCATCTTGAGTTGGTTCATGAGTATGCTGAAGCCTGGTCGTATTACCTAATTAAAGCTTCGGTCGATCTCGCAGAAGAAACGGGAGCCTGTCCGAAATCTAATGAGACAAAGTATCATCATGGTCTTATGCCAATTCATACTTACAAGAAAGAAGTTGATGAATTAGTCGACCCTAGTTATAAAATGGACTGGGACTCTTTGAGTATAAGAGCAAATGTACTTGGAATTCGTAACTCGACTCTGATGGCTCTGATGCCGGCTGAAACCTCAGCTCAGATTAGCAATTCAACTAATGGTATTGAACCTCCTCGAGCTCTCATCTCGATCAAACAGTCAAAGGATGGCGTGCTCAAGCAGGTTGTTCCTGAGCTAAAGAGATTAAAGAATAAATACGAGCTACTGTGGGATCAAAAGTCTCCAGAAGGATATCTGAAGATTATGGCAGTCTTACAAAAGTTTATTGATCAGGCAATTTCAGTAAACACTTCTTATAATCCTCTTTGCTATGATGATGAGAAGATTCCAATGTCTGAAATGATTAAGCATGTTCTTATGCATTATAAGTATGGTGGTAAAACACTATACTATTTCAACACCTTTGATGGTGCTGGTGAAATTGAAGATTCTAAACCACTAGCACAAGGGCAATTAGATGATGAGGACTGTGACTCTTGTACAATTTAACAGGAGTATTAAATGGCAAAATCTGTTTCATCAAAAGACGCACATGTAAAAATTACAACTGGAACCTCACAAGACATAAGACGTCCTAAATTTTCTACTATGAATAAACACAAGAAGAGATCCTTCAAAGCATATCGAGGCCAAGGTCGCCGATAACAGGAGTTGATTATGAATTATATCATGTTGAACACGGACAATTGGGAAGATGTTGGTAAATGGTATCGACTTGTTTCTTTAAATAGACGTACTAATAGTACTGCTACTGAATTGGTTTTAGAATATAATGGAAAAACATTTGAACGAGTCGTGGCTTATCACCAAATTGAATGGGAAGAAGAAAGCTAATTAAATGAGTGTGTTTACACAAAATAAAATTGATAATACTGAGCAACCGTGTTTCTTCGGAGAACCGGTTAATATTGCTCGCTATGATAAACAGCGGTATAATATTTTTGAAAAGTTAACTGAAAAACAACTTGGGTTTTTCTGGAGACCAGAAGAAATAGATCTTTCTCGTGATGGTAAAGACTTTAAAGGACTGAACGATCATGAAAAGCATATCTTTACATCTAATCTCAAGCGGCAAATTCTTCTTGACTCTGTACAGGGACGCGCGCCTAGCTTGGCTTTTCTTCCGATATGTTCGCTCCCCGAACTCGAAACCTGGATCCAAACTTGGGCATTTTCCGAGACGATTCATAGTAGATCCTACACTCACATCATTCGAAACGTATATTCAGATCCGTCGCGGGTATTTGATGAAATGCTCGACATTGAAGAAATCTCAGAGTGCGCCGGAGACATCTCAAAACACTACGATCGATTAATCAAATCCAACAATCAGTACTCTCTCTTCCAACATGACAAGAAGCATATGTATGACCATAAGAAGGCACTGTGGCTGTGTCTCAATGCAGTGAATGCACTGGAAGGAGTAAGATTCTATGTGTCCTTTGCGTGTTCATGGGCGTTTGCTGAAGTCAAGAAAATGGAAGGTAACGCTAAGATCATCAAACTCATTGCCAGAGATGAGAACATTCATCTTGCCTCTACTCAGCAACTCCTCAAAATTCTGCCGAAAGAAGATGAGGACTTTGCTCGCATACAAGAAGAGACTCGTGAAGAGTGCATTAAGATGTTCTATTCTGTAGTTGAACAGGAGAAAGAGTGGGCACGATATCTGTTTAAAGATGGGTCTATGATAGGACTGAATGAGCAATTGCTTTGCGACTACGTAGACCATATTGCAGCTAAGCGTATGGGTGCTATTGGATTAAATGGTAAACCTGGAGTTAACCCTCTTCCATGGACACAGAAATGGATTGCAGGATCTGACGTACAAGTTGCTCCTCAAGAAACAGAAATCACCAGCTATATCAATGGTGGTGTTAAAAAAGATTTAGATGAAAATACTTTTAAGGGATTTCAATTATAATGGATTGGACAACATGCTCCTCGTGTGAGGAAGAATTTAAAATACTTACTGATACTACAACTCGGCCTACGTTCTGTCCATTTTGTGCAGAGGAACTTGATCTTAAAGATCTTTTTGATGAAGAAGAAGATGAATAAATAAATCTTTCCGCTTGTTATGGAATAGATTTATGTGGTTATTCGAAGACAAAGAATTTGTTCATGATGGCGAATGGTATGGTTTCGTATACCTTATTGAAAATCTGACCAATGGTAAGAAATACATAGGTCGTAAGTATCTTACAAAAGCTGGATACAAGACTGTCAAAGGTAAAAGGAAGAAGATCCGTGTAGAGTCCGATTGGGACGACTATTACGGGTCTTCTCCCGCCTTAAAGGCAGACATAGAAGTGTACGGCAAAGAGAACTTCAAACGAACTATTCTTCGTTTATGTAAATCTCGTGGTGAGTGCAATTACTTTGAAACAAAGTATATTTTTGATCATGATGCAATACTAGATCCAAAATTTTACAATAACTGGGTAAGTTGTAAAATTCAAGCGAGTCATGTCAAGGCTCTACTCTTTAACCCCGAACAGGAGACTTTATGAGGTGGGTAAGATATTAGAACATAAGCATTTAATTGTAAGAGCAGAGCTGAGCGAACCTCCATATTTGCCACACGAAATAAAAGACTGGATGAGAAATCTCGTCGATAAGATTGGCATGAACATACTTATGGGTCCATATGCAGTATATTCTGATATGGTTGGTAATCAAGGATTAACTGCTGTAACTATTATCGAAACTTCTCATATTGCTCTTCATGTTTGGGATGAAGCAGAACCTGCTCTAGCACAACTTGACGTATACACATGCAGTGCACTCAATATTCAAGATGTATTTGATGCTATTGAAGAATGGAATCCCACTAAAGTAGAGTATAAGTATATAGATAGAGAAAATGAGTTGACATTAATTGAGAAAAGTATTATATAATACTTATAACATATTATAACTGAGGTGAAAAATGCCACATCCGTCAAAGAATCGCCCTCGTAAAGGTCGTCGTAAAATTGGTTCGACAAAGCGCAAAGCCCGTAATGGTCGGAAAAACAAAAAGTAAGGATACATAATGGAACATTTTGCTAATAATGTCGAAGGATATTTTAATGAAGTTGATTTTAGCTTTTATTCTGATATTGTTCGCCAGTCACCATCGCCAGCTCACTTTGTAGAAGTTGGTTCATGGAAAGGCCGATCGACTTCCTTTATGGCTGTTGAAATTATTAATAGTGGTAAAGATATTCGTTTTGATGCTATCGATAATTTTTTGGGAAGTGAAGAATTATCTGGAGATCTAGACGTAATCAATAATACACTATATAATGCTTTTAAAGCGAACATGTCGCCAGTTGAAGGTTATTATAACGTTACTCAATCAGAAAGTGTAGCTGCCGCGGCCACATATGTTAACAACAGTATTGATTTTGTTTTTATTGATGCTGCACATGACTATGATTCTGTAGTTGCAGATATTGCAGCATGGTTACCAAAAGTTAAACCGGGTGGTATTATTGCAGGACATGATTATAATCATGAGCCAGTATATCGAGCCGTAAATGATAGTTTAAATCACGTGAGTAGATATGGTAATTGTTGGAATGCTGCTAAGGAGAATACATAATGGGTAAAAAGAAAATTCGTAAGGCGCTGACTTCGAAGTCACAGCGGAGATCTGTTGTGAATGGTGTTAAAGAAGCTCGGAGCGCTCGAGCTGGAATTGAAAGTGCGTTGAATAAGATTGCTGCGTGGAAGAAAGGCTTGAATCCTTGGATCACCGTTCGTGGAATTTCTAAGAATATGCCCTTTGTAAAGAAGCGCGCTAATGAAGTTTATGGCGATCCTCGCGCTACATCTAATCTCTATAAAGGAAAGAGTTCTGATGAGTAATATTGTACTTTACACAAAAGACAATTGTCCGTATTGTGTGCAGGCAAAAAACTTCTTTAGTCTTAAGCAACAGTCATACACAGAAATGAAGATTGGCGTTGATTTGACTAGAGAAGAATTCATTAGTATCTTTCCAGAAGTAAAGACAGTTCCTTTTATTATTATTGATGAAAATAAGGTTGGTGGTTATGACAAACTCATTGAATACTACAACAGACCAGAGCAGCACTTCCTGGCAGAATAATTACTTAAAAGAAGCTCTTCATAAGAGCGTCGTTCAGGTAATTTTTGTAAAGAAAGATGGTACAGAGCGTAAGATGCTTTGTACATTAAAATCAGATCTTCTTCCAGCTCAGACTGATATTGAAGAAGCGGTACAAAAGAAGACTCCGAATCCAGACGTTTTAGCAGTATGGGATGTAGAAGCCCAGGGATGGCGTTCATTCCGCTATGATTCGATTATTGGATTTAGTGAAGAACCATGATCTATATGGTAGACATTGACCAGACTGTTTGTCTGACACCTAAGATCAATGATGTACATCGTTATGATATGTCCATCCCATTCTATCATCGTATCGAAGAGATAAATAAACTATACGATCAAGGGCACACCATCATCTATTGGACTGCCCGTGGTTCAGGGTCGGGAATCGACTGGACCGAACTTACCAACCAACAACTAAATGACTGGGGATGCAAGTTCCACGAAGTTCGTCTAGGAAAGCCGTCATACGATATATGGATCGATGATAAAGCTTTCAATGATAAAGAGTACTTCTTCCTTGCTGACCGTGAATTTATCGGAGATATTGATGAATAATGAAGATCTAATTGAATTGAATGAGCTCAACAAGGAGTCGAATGGTGGAACAGAACTTACCACACGAGGCCTCTTCAATCGACTTACAAGGGAAGAGCTCGATGGTATTCAAATTATCACTGCTCGCGTCCGCGACCTTGATCCTAACCGAATTAAGATCTATCATCTCCACGATTTACCTCTCGACCCAGAAGCTGCACATCTTAAAGACCCGGCTTCAAGAGAACGCTTTGATAAGTTGGTCTTTAGCAGCAACTGGCAATATCAACAGTATCGTGACTATCTTGGAGTTCCATATAGTCATCAGTCATCAGTTATTGAAACTGGTGTTGAACCAATTCCATTTGTTGAAAAGCCAAAGGATAAGATACGTCTCATTTATACATCCACACCTCATCGTGGACTAGAGATTCTAGTTCCTGTGTTCTGTGCTTTAGCTGAACGGTATCCAAACATTGAACTAGATGTTTTCTCATCGTTTGGTATCTATGGTCCAGGCTGGGAAAGCAGAGATCAACAATATGAACCTCTCTTCAAGAGAATGAAAGAACACCCACAAATTAACTATCATGGTTGGGCAGATCAGGAGACAGTTCGTGCAGCATATCAAAGAGCACACATTTTTGCATACCCTTGTATCTGGCCTGAAACCTCATGCAGATCTCTTATCGAGGCTATGTCTGCTGGTTGTTTGGCTGTTCACCCTAACTTCTCTGCTCTTTCTGATACATGTGGTGGTCTAACAGTACAATATGATGGAGATCATGAAGATCAAAATCTTCATGCTAATATTTTCGCTCATACTCTTATGTATGCTATTGAAAACATACAAAATAATGACTTAACAAACCTTCTAAGTTTTATTAAAACTTATACTGATACTCGATTCTCTTGGGAATCAATTATGCCGAAGTGGAAGGGTCTTATTGCATCATTAAAGGAACAACACCGTGATCTTATCCAAGGCACCACTCAGAGTTAGTTTTTTCGGTGGGGGTAGTGATATTCCTACTCACTTTGCTCAATGGGGTGGCGCTACAATCTCTACTGCTATTGATAAGTATGTCTACGTAGCAGTCATGCAGACACCACATAAACACATTAAAGTATCTTATTCAAAACAAGAACTTGTGACAAATGTAGAAGATATTCAGAACGATATTGTTCGTAATGCTCTCAAGTTTTTTGGTATTAAGTCAAATATTGAAATCACTTCATTTGCAGATATTCCGACGATTGGAAATGGTCTTGGTGGATCGTCAGCGTTTGCGTGTGCTCTTGTCAAGGCGCTCAGTGCATACCTTGGTTATGAATATATAAATCCATATGGAGTAGCAAAAACTGCATGCCATATTGAAATTGATTTGTGTGGCTGGAATATTGGCATGCAAGATCAGTTTGCATCTGCATTTGGTGGTATGAACTACATTGAGTACGCTAATGATCTTGGCCAAGGAAGAGTTGATGTAAAGCGCCTTGATTCGAATAGTATCGAGAACTATATGATTTTGATTCCTACAAATATGGAACATCATGCATCTAAGATTTTAGATAGTATTAATTTTGAAGCTAAGACTTTTACTATTCGTGAACTCGCTCGTATAGCAGAGATGCAAGGCACTCAAAAAGTAAATCCACTTGAATACGGTCGACTTCTTAATTCTGCTTGGGTTCTTAAGAAACAAATGAGTAATGAAATATCGAATAACGATATAGATAATATGTATGAACGGTGTAAAGAAGCAGAAGCACTTGGTGCTAAATTGTTAGGTGCTGGTGGAGGTGGTTATATACTAGCTCTCACAGAATCTAAAGAAAAGATTCGACACGAGTTCTCAGATCGTACCTGTCTTGATGTGGGTATTTCACACGAAGGAGCAAGAATTGTCTACAGAGATTAATCTTCTAGATATTATCTATGATCAGCACGTTCAGACTATCAAATATGGATTTGATTCTGTAGATCGCCGGCAAGTTCAAAAGGCGGCAGATCTAATCTATATCGCATCACTCACTCACTATTATAATAATATCTTTACAATTGGAAATGGCGCATCTGCTGCAATTGCTCAGCACTGGGCCTGTGACTATACAAAGGGATGTTCTCGTCTTAACTTTAAGCCACGTGTAATTTCACTCGCTGCTAATATTCCACTCATGACTGCAATTGGCAATGATATCTCGTTTGATGATGTCTATTCCTTTCAGATAGATAAGCTTGGTAGACCAGATGATATTTTAGTGGCTATCTCTTCAAGTGGTAATTCACCCAACGTTGTAAAAGCTTTAGAAAAAGCAAAAGAACTCAAGATGAAAACTATTGCTCTGACTGGATTTAATGGAGGCAAAGCTCGCGAGTTAGCTGATATTTCTATTCATGTAGATATTCATGAATACGAAGCAACTGAAGATGTGCACCAAGCAATTATGCATATGATCGCAAAATATCTTCGCACGAAAAATAGTGGTTGACATTTTTTATGTTCTATAATATATTGAATATTATGAAAGTAGAACTTAAAAACAGAAACCCGATCGCTCGAGTAGTTGGTCGCGTACATAAATCTAAGCTGATTCCTGCTAAGAAGGGCAAGGGATCTTTTCGTCGTGTGAAGAAGGTGATTATTAATGGCTATTAAGTTGAAAGCAAAACCAAAGCAGAAGTCTCGTGTGGTTATTAAGTCGATTGATGAGAAGCACTATGGTCCAGAACCAGTTGTAGTCACTGACACAACTCATGCGCTCAACTGGTATAATTACATGTATGATCATGAGAAGGCACGTGATTGGCTTCTTGAGCACATGAAAAAGTCTGGCTTTGAGAAGGCTCAAATTGAAGCTGTAAAGCGTTGCTCTAAGTACAAGATTCCAACTACTATTGGTTGGCAGGCTCGTATGATGATGAATGGCAATACACTTTCAGAATCATCGATGAACTTCTTTAATCAACAGCTTGACCTATTGTTTGCTGAAGGTGAACGCGTTAAGCAAGAAGAAGTTGAAGATACTGCTAAGCCAGTAGATATTCAGGCTCGTGTTCGTGATAAGGCTAATGCAATTATCACCAACATTGAAGAAGAGCTTGATCTGGTCATGGATGGTAAAGAATTCTCCATGTACACCTTCTGCCAAGCCAATGAACTCAACCCTCAAATTTTAAATATTGTTACTGATCACTATCGTCCTCAGTTAGAAGAGATTCTATCAAATGATGAACAAGTAAACGAAGCGTATGGTAAGCGCCAAAAGTTTTGGACTAATTTTTGGAACAATTTCTTCGCTGACATCGATCGTTACCTAAATAACAAGAAGGTAGTAAAGGTTCGTAAGCCGCGTGAGAAGAAAGCTAAATCGGCTGTTGATCTCGTCAAGAACCTGAAGTACCAGAAGGAAGAACCTTCTCTTAAGATTGTCTCTGCTCATCCGGCAGAAATTATTGGGTGCCAGCAACTATGGGTATACAACACCAAATATCGGAAACTGATTCAATATCTAGCAGTGGGTCCTGCGGGTATTCAAGTCAAGGGAACGACTCTTACTGGTTGGGATGTAGAATCCAGTATGTCGAAGACTCTAAGGAAGCCAGAAGAGTCGCTGACGGAACTCTTGTCAGCAGGCAGAGTTGGTCTGAGGTCGTTTATGTCAAATATAAAGACATCGGAAAGTCAGCCTAATGGTAGAATTAATCAAGAATGTATTCTATTAAGGATTATTAAGTGACAGATAACGTTATACCATTTCCAGGATTTAAACGCGAATCTCCTCCGCAGACCGTAGAAGAGATTGTTGATAAAGTAACTCAGACTCGAAAAGATCATGTGGAAGGAGTCATGGCCGACATCGTTCCTGAGTTCATTCATCTATTTGGTTCTTATGGGCTTGATGTTACTTCTGATGAATTCATTAAAGATGTAGCAATGATTATGGAATCAACTAAGTCTATGATAAGTAGACAATATCGTCTTGAACATCCCTTTCATAAAATGGTTGACAATATTTTTGATTTTAGTTATAATGAAGATAGTACAGTCGAATACACATACAAAATTCCAACAACTGATGAAGAGTAATATATCATGATTATCGTCGATCTGTCTCAGGTGATGATTTCTAACCTAATGGTCCAACTTGGAAACCATACTAATACTGAACTCGAAGAAGATCTTCTTCGCCATATGATTCTGAATTCGATTCGTTCATATAACATGAAGTTTAAGAATCAGTTTGGTGAAATGATTATTACATGTGATGCCGGTAATAACTGGCGACGTGAAATCTTTCCTTACTATAAGGCTAATCGTCGTAAGAATCGACAAAAGTCTGAGCTTAACTGGTCTCAGATCTTTGATACTCTAAATAAGGTTCGTGATGAACTAAAGGAGTATTTCCCATATCGTGTGATTCAGATCGATGGAGCTGAAGCCGATGATATCATCGGAACTTTAGTTCATAAGTTTGGTAATACATCAGAGCCAATTTTGATCTTATCTGGTGATAAGGATTTCGTTCAACTACAGCGTTATAATAACGTCAAGCAGTATGATCCGGTACAAAAGAAGTGGCGCATCACTAACGATCCAGATAGATTTGTTCGTGAACATATTATGCGTGGTGATACTGGCGATGGAGTACCTAATTTTCTTTCTGATGATAATACCTTTGTCGTCGGATCGCGTCAAAAGCCCATCAGCCAAAAGAAGCTTGATCAGTGGATTCTTATGAATCCTCGAGATTTTTGTGATGATCATATGCTTCGTGGTTATCTTCGTAACCAGCAACTTGTAGATCTTGACTTCATTCCTGAAGATCTTCGTGATCGTATCGAAGAAGAATTTGTCGCTCAGAATGGAAAAGATCGCAGCAAACTTTTCAATTATTTCATTGAGAAGCGTCTTAAAAATCTTATCGAAAGTATTAATGAGTTTTAAACATGCTAAAATTATCTATTGCACAAATCATTGAAACAGCCTCTAATATTGAGAGTGTCGAAGATCGTGTTCAGTACTTACGAAATAATGAGAGTGAACAGCTAAAATATATTTTAGAACTTGCTCTTGTTCCAGGCGTAAAGTGGGATCTTCCTGAAGGTGCACCTCCATATACACCATGTGAACTTGTTGATCTTGAAGGTCGCTTATATGCAGAGTGTCGAACACTTTATTTGTATTTACTAGGTAATGCTCCTAATCTTAATAGAGTTAAGAGAGAGATGCTCTTTATTGGACTATTAGAATCAATTGATCCTAAAGACGCCGCTCTGCTTATTCAAGTAAAAGACAAGCTACTTTCTAGTACTCTTTCAACCAAAATCGTCAACCTAGCATTTCCGGGTTTAATCAATGAGTAAGTCTATCAAGCGTAACAGTAAGTATAGTAATTATGATGATGAAGTCAAGAGTTATCATGAAGACCATGGGCAGAAGCTAAAAGAAAAACGGCTTAAATCTGCTCTTCGATCTGGTAATAAAAATGCAATCTTCAACGTAATTGAAGAAGATTATTAATGCCAATTTATGAGTTCAGGAACAAAGACACCGGAGAAATCTGGGAAGAGTTCCTCACTATGTCTGGAAAAGACGAATATCTAGTTGCTAATCCTCATGCACAGTTAGTTATAGGCGCGCCTGCTATCATTTCTGGAATAGCAGGCGTTACTCATAAGACTGATAGTGGTTTTAACGATCTGTTAAATAAGATTGGTAACGCAAACCCAACCTCTCCACTCGCTCAACAATATGGAGATAAGAGCATTAAAGCCTCAAAGACTCGCGACGCCGTTAACAAAGCCAAAAATAAAAAATAAGGATGACTCGTGACCGAAGCAAGACTTACTAAAAGACAGAAAAGAATTCTACGTCAAAACGGAGAACAAGAACTGATCAACAATAAGCCAACTTTCAACTCTCCAAATTTTAACTTGAAACGAGTTCATCCACTTACTGATAATCAGAAAAAGACATTTGAAGCTTTTCGTGATGGTAAACATCTGATGCTTCATGGTATGGCTGGAACTGGTAAGACTTTTCTCTCCATGTATCTAGCAATCAATGATCTAATGTCTGGAAATAGTGAACAAGAAAAGATCTACGTAGTTCGTTCTGTAGTTCCAACTCGCGATATGGGATTTCTACCAGGATCTCAGAAAGAGAAGATGAAGGTCTATGAAGCTCCCTACTATGCTATTTGTGGTGAGTTGTTCGAACGTGGAGACGCTTACGATATTCTAAAGCAAAAGAATGCTATTGAATTCATGAGCACTTCATTTGTTCGTGGTATCACATTGAACAACTGTTATATTGTTGTCGATGAATGCCAAAATATGGCAGATCAAGAATTGCATAGTGTGATGACTCGTATTGGTAAAAATTGTAGAATTGTATTTTGTGGAGATTTTAGACAAGACGATCTTTCTTCTGAAAGAAGAAAGGAATATTCAGGTCTTATTAACTTCATGAAAATTCTTCAAAACATTCCTGATTTTGAATTTATTGATTTTGAAATAGAAGATATTGTAAGAAGTTCTATAGTTAAAAGATACATTGTTGCTCGACATAAACTTGGAATGTCTTAATTGTCTAGAGGCCGATATCGTGCGCTCTAAACTTGTGAAGGAATACATAATTGCTCGCCAAAAGCTTGGACTACAGCCGTAAAGATTTTGAATTCGATCTACTCGAATTTGTACATCTGAATCGTATTGACGGAGAAACTGCTCGTTTGTACGAGACTCCTACTGGTGAACGCTATCCATCAGTAACTACTGTGCTCGGAAAGATGTCTGACAAGACCGCCCTTGACGAGTGGCGTAAGAGAGTCGGGAATGAGGAAGCCAATAGGGTTTCATCGCGAGCCGCATCTCGTGGGACGTTTATCCATACTATGTGCGAAAAGTACATTCTTGGTGAAACTGTCGACATGTCAATGCCTCATAACATGATGATTTTTAATCAAATTAAGAAAAATCTTGATGAAAAGGTTGATATGATTCGTGCAACAGAATGCACACTCTTTAGTCACCGGCTCAAGATTGCTGGAACGTGTGATTTGATTGCTAACTATGATGGTAGACTATCCATTATTGATTATAAGACATCTGCTAAGCGTAAGAGAAAAGATTGGATTGAAGGTTACTTCTTACAGTGTAGTCTTTATGCTTACATGCTATGGGAGATGACTGGAATTGGTGTGAAGGATATTGTTATCATCATCGGCGTTGATGATGAAATTGAGCCTCAGGTGTTTGTTGAAAGGCCTGTAAATTATATTGAAAAGGCTGTTGATTTAGTTCGATCATATCACAAACTTTATAAGTAATTGTTTTAAATCAAAACTAAAATGCACTCGGTTGATTCTGAGTGCATTTTTTTGTGTACATTATATGAAAGTTTTGATATATTAACAATATAAGGAATGAAGGAAAACATTATGACTGCTCCTAAGACTGTTCTCATTGGTGATCGTGTTCGTTACGAATCTGCTGCTGGTACGATTCGAGGTGAAGTCACTAAAATTGACTATGCAGAAAATGCAAATGGTGACGTCATTCCGTGGATTACGGTTTGTTATACCAAGTTCAATCGTGATTGCTTTGCCCGCATTCCTGGTAATTGCTTGGCAATGTATAAGTTTGTAGTAATGTTTCGTGATGTTGATATTCAAATTGCTCGTGGTGAAAAGGAGTTTGCATAATGTTTATTGTAAAGCTGATCGATCATATTGCTGAAGAACTCGGTGTTTCGGAGAAAGCTTCGACTAGCTTTAAGCTCGGCTACTTAGAAGGTGCCATGGAAGATATTCTTCTTCGAGTTCCGGAAGCTCGAGCGATCATGGAAAGCCATGCTCGCCGCTACAATTTTGTGGGAGTCGAATAATGACTTACGAAGTACATATCATCAATGGATTCTATGAAGATGGAATCACCTCCACTTCATCAATTTTTAGTGGCACTCGAGAAGCCTGCTGGACTGAGTTCTATAGACTTATGCAGCTCGAAGATAAGTATTTTGATAATTATCTTGTTAAGAAGCCGGCCGGCGATTGGTCTAACTGCGCTGCTGGGTATCCTACTAGGTGGGATGATCCTATCAAGGAGATTGCATAATGACTCGGTTGTTTGAATATATTGTCGCTCAGGATGATCCCTTTGAGTTTGTCTATGAAGGTATCTCTGGTACTCATGGTGTAGAGACTCAGACTGTTCTAACAGAGCTGTATAACGATATTTGCATTGATCAGTATCTGCATCCGGATGATGATTTTGAAAAGATCATTGATCGCATGATTAATTATATGGAACATGCATAATTTTGTTGACATTATTATCAAAATAAACTATACTAAGAATATACGGAATGGAGATTGTCATGATTAAGAACATTTTGATTTTTCTTGGCTCTGGTATTTTTGTTTTTGCTATGATTACACTGTGGGAAATTCAACAGACTCTTCCCGCATAATTGAGGAATTTATTATGTTTAAAGTTCGTGTTCTTGACTGGTCTGGTGGTGCTAAGAGCAACTTCTCTATGAAGTTCGCTAATGGCTATACTGTATCCTTGGCTATGGGTGACGGGACGTACTCGACGGGTACTGCTGACACTGGGTTTGTTTCTGCTGAAGTTGCTGCTTGGGATGCCGATGGTAACTGGGTGAAGCTTGGCAGTAATGATGACGTTGATGGCTGGCAGGATACTGATAGTGTGCTGGCTATAATGAATAAAATAGCTGCAATGTGATTTAACAGTTGACATTATTTTGAAAATAGACTATACTTAATTATCAATTGGAAAGGTTTTTGTTATGGCACATATGATTGAATTTATGGATGGCAAGGCTTCGATGGCTTATGCTGGTGAAACTCCTTGGCACGGTCTTGGTACGGAAGTTCCGGCTGATATCACTCCGAATGATATGCTCAAGGCAGCCGGTCTTGACTGGCGCGTGACTCCAGTTCCTGCCTTTGCCGAAATCGCTGGTAAGCAGGTTGACGTCGGTCACTCAGCTCTGGTTCGTGACGTCGACAACAAGATCCTCGACGTAATCACTAACGACTGGATTCCGAACCAGAACGAAAAGGCTTTCGAGTTCTTCAACGATTTCGTCGCCGCTGGTGAAATGGAAATGCACACCGCTGGTTCACTTCGTGACGGCCAGCTTGTCTGGGCTCTTGCTAAGGTCAAGGAAAGCTTCGAGCTCTTCAATGGCGATGCTGTTGAATCCTACCTCCTCTTCACGAATCCACACAAGTATGGTTGGTCGATCGACGTTCGCTTTACTCCGATTCGTGTGGTTTGCAACAACACTCTGACTCTGTCGCTCAACACTCAGTCGAGCAAGATCGTCAAGGTTAGCCACCGTCGCGAATTCGATCCTGAGCTGGTCAAGGAAACTCTTGGCGTTGCAAAGGAAAAGCTTGCCAAGTACAAGGAAATGGCTGCTTATCTTGGCTCGAAGCGTTTCAACGATGAAAATATTGTTGATTACTTCAAGCGCATTTTCCCTGTCTCTGGTTCCAAGAAGGAAATCAGCAAGAATGCTAGCATCGCTCTGGAAATTATGGACCAGCAGCCAGGTGCTGAATTTGCTGAGGGTAGCTGGTGGCAGGCTTTCAACGCTGTCACGTTTATGACTGATCACATGATTGGTCGTTCTACTGACAACCGTCTTACCTCGGCCTGGTATGGTTCAAACAAGAATCTTAAGACTCGAGCACTAGAAACCGCGGTTGAATTTGCAGATGCTGTGTAATGACTAATGAAGTGATTGCAGCTGGTATACTGGTGATTGTGTGTGCAATCATCAGTTATATCAGTTATCGTGGTTATATTCAATTTGATAATGATTATGATGATACGCACGTTTGATAAATAAACGTATGGTAGAACAAAATGGCGTTTACTTTGTTGGAATGATGATTGAAACTGAGGAAGACGAGATCGTCTTTCCAGTAAAATTTCATACAAAAAATTATAAGGAGGCGCTTATACTTACGAGTTGTATCACAGAAGGCGATCCACGAAAACGAGTTATGTTTATTGAAATGGATGAAGAATTATGAAGAAGTTTATTGTATCTATGATTGTTGGTAGCATGCTTATTGCCACTCCAGCCATCGCTCGTGAAAATCGCGATCGACACCATAGAGAATACAATCATCGAGATCGCGATCGTAACACTGGCTGTGGCTGGTTGTGCGGCGCTATTCTTGGCGGAATTGTAGTAGGCACTATTAGTTCCAGTCAGCGAGACTCGCGGGATCGTAGTCGTGAATATGATAATCAGTATTATCCGCCTGATAATCGTTACGATCGACGCTATTGTGTACGCGAGCAGGTGACAGAATGGTATCGCGGAGAGCGCTACGTCTATTGGCAAACTCGCTGCAATTAAGGAAACTAAATGAAGAAGTTTATTGTTCTAGCAGCGCTGACGCTGGCCACTCCAGTGTTTGCACAGAAGACGCCGGTTGGTAAAGCTTATAACGCCAAAGTTATTAAAGTAACTGATGGTGATACTATACAGATTGAAGCACTCTGGGTGCCAGCACCAATTAAGAAGCAAATTTCAGTTCGTATCTATGGTGTAGATACTCCAGAAAAAGGTTTTCGTGCGCAGTGTCCCGCAGAAGATGAAAAGGGTCAAGCAGCGAGCGCCTTTACAAAGGATCTAGTGGCCAAAGCGGTGAAAGTTAGATATATCCTATATGATTGGGATAAGTATGGTGGCCGAGTGCTGGGTGACATGATTCTTGATGGTAAGAGTCTTCGAACTCAGTTAATTGCCAACGGATATGCTAGAGAATATTTTGGTGATGCAAAGCAATCTTGGTGCAATTAAGTGTTGACATTTAAACAAGAATAGATTATATATAGTATATCAGTTGTTGACAATCAACGATAAAGGTTCTGAGGACACGGGGGCAGTACCCGTCACCTCCACCATAAGTGATCTTAGTCTTTAAGATCCTAGTTTTATAAATAACTAGGAAGGAGAGATTAAGTGAAGCATATTCATCATAAAGTGCCTAAGTATTTGGGTGGAACTGATGACCCAGAGAATTTGATTGAGTTAACTGTTGAAGAACATGCAGAAGCTCATAGAATTCTCTACGAACAACATGGCAGATGGGAAGATCGACTAGCATGGTTGGGACTTTCTGGCTTAATAAGTAAAGAACAACTTGTTAAGGAAATGCTAAGTGAGGCTGGCAAACGAGGCGCGGCTAAAGGAAACGCTAACAAAACTGCAAGGCGTGGACCAAAGCCCGGAGAGTTTAAGCCAACTGGAACTGGTGGATTAAGATGGTTTCATAATCCAGAAGATCCAACTCAGAAATGTTGTTTAAGAGAAGGTCAGATTCCTCCTGAAGGTTGGGCAAAAGGTCAAGGTCGAAAGACAAGATCATTTATGACGGGGGTGAGATAGGATCGACTGGGACGGAATAGGGCGGTTCGAGACTGATTGCTTGGCAAAGTTGCCATTAAACACAAATGCTAACGATAACGATAGCGTTGTAGGTATCCGCCTAGCGGCATGACCTCTTGGGCCCGCCGGAGCCTCGAAACAGAATCCGGCAACTTAATATATGGTATAAATAAAATATCGCAACGGAGGTTCAACCTCTATTGACTCTTACAAAGCTTCAAGTCTTAGGGCTAGAGAGCAGTATCTTTAAGATACTACTGACGAAACCATAATGATTTTGCATTTCCAGTAAGAGGGAAATGGATGGAAGATACCTTCGTTATTTCATTTTGTATCTTCTCATAGCGACGGACAAACTGTTAGGCTGAGATGCCTTTAAAGCAGTCTCTGTTTGCCAAGATCATTTAAGATTAGAGGATACAATGAAACTTTTCGAAAACAGGAAGGACTTTCCTTATCTGCGTTGGGGTGAAGGTTTTTTCCTAGGAGCCATTGCAGTTACGAGTGTAGCTCTTGCAACTCCACAGAAAGAACCAGAGGTCAAGGTGATTAAGGTTCCGGAAATTCAAGTAATAGAAAAAGAAAAGATCGTAAAGAAGCCTGTTTATCTCAGCGCTTACGATAAACAACAAATCCAATGCATGGCCGAGAATACATATTTTGAAGCTGGTCATGAACCCTATAAGGGCAGGATTGCGGTCAACAACGTCGTGTTGAACCGCGTAAAAGACAAACGCTTCCCAAAAACACCATGTGCGGTCATCAATCAGAAGGCCAGAGGCGTATGCCAGTTTTCATGGAAGTGTGAAGGAGGAAAGCGAATTCAGGATCTGGCTGCATATCGCAAAGCCAAAGAGATCGCTGAAAATGTGTACCTAGGAAATTACGGTGACGTAACAAGAGGTGCAAAGTTCTATCATGCGGACTATGTAAGTCCATCATGGGGTAGAGTTTTTGATCGCACTGCTAAAATTGGTGCTCACATTTTTTATCGAGGATAATTGATTATGGTGGACGACGTTATTCTACAAAAGACTATGTCGAATGAGAAGTTTATTAAAGAAGTAGAAATACTAGTAGTAAAATACAAACTTGATTATATGGATGCCGTCGTCCACCTCTGTGAAAAGAATAATATAGAGATTGAAGCGGCTGCTTCTATCATTAAAAATAATATCAAGATTAGGTCTAAGATTCAAGCGGCCGCTGAAGATTTGAATTATTTGCCAAAGTCTGCGAGGCTTCCAGTATGACACCGTTCGAGAGTTATAAGACTTTTCTTGCTGTTAAGAACCATTTTACTACAGACAATTATGATTATATCAAGTACAACGGCAAAATCGGTGCAAGCCAAACTAGCTTTGAGACTCGCAAAGATAAGTATCAATTCTATAAACTATCCAAGCATAAAGATCCACTTAAATATCTAGTAGCCAATTTTGTAGATGGTGATCTCAAGTGGGTTGGTGATCTCTTTAACGATGATTCAGAGAAAGTTTATTCTGAATGGCTCATGCGGCAACAGTCTTTGACTTATATTTTTGAGCAAGATCTAAATAAGTTGTTGACAGATTTTGATACTAATGTTATTGTAAAGAATGGACAACATCCATATTTACTTAAACAATACTTGCGGCGTCAAATATCTATTGAAACTATTATTATTCTGAATGATATTCTTGGTTTCTTTAGTCACTGGAATAAGAAGATTGAAGATACGGTACTTTGGCCAAGCATATATAAAAAGTTATCTAAATATAAACCATTCTTTCATTATGATGCATTTAAATGTCGTAAGATACTGAAAGATAAATTTGCAGGTGATTGATGTCTGAATATTTTCGTTACTCTACTGAACCAGCGAATCCGGCAATGACTGCTCCGGCACCTTTAGCTTCTTCAAAACATCTATTTGAAAAAATGCTCGCCGCTAAGCAGGCCGGTAAAGATAATTACTGGACTGTAATGTGTGAAGTGTTTGCTGAAGACTTTAAAAATCTTCCTAAGGAAAGATTCAAAGTCTGGGCTTCTGTGATGTCAGTTCCTTTTATGACTCGTGCTCGGTTCCTTGATTACTTTGCTGCAGTCCTTCAGTGGAAGGAAAACGCAAAGGTTCGTTATGCTCTTGAAGATCCTGATATTGGTATCACTGAGCAAGATCGTGGTATGTATAATCTATTTGAAGATTTTACAACAACAATGAATCGTGTTCAGCATATGGCTCATCTTCTAATTAATGGATGGAC